GACCCCCTTACTTCCAACTCCTGAACATTACCTTTACAACCTAATAACCATGACATCCTCTGAAGCCAAGCGCCTTTGGAGGCGCAGTATTAAAGAACACTTTGGCTGCACATGCGTTTATTGCGGAAAAACTTATGAACTACATCAACTTACTTTGGACCATGTACATCCTCGTTCTCTTGGGGGCAAAGATGTCAATACAAATGTCGTACCAGCATGTACCAGATGTAATCAGGATAAAGGAAGTGACTATTGGCGCTCTTGGATGAGAAAGCGTTTTGGACATAATCTTCTCAGAGAATCACTAATTCTTTCACATATTAAATAATGAGTGACAAAAAAAACTTGTCAATACAAGACCGTGCTAATTTACTTTTTAAGTTAGGTCAACCTACTGCTGGTCAACCTACTCCAACTGCTAGAGAGGCATTAAGTATTCTAGACAGTTTGCAACAAAATACACCTAAAGAATACCCATCAGGAAGAGGTCTTCATCTTAAAAATCCAGTTACTGGAATAGACGTTCAAATGGCTCCTAGGACAAAAGGTAATTATTTACTTTTTCAAAACACTGATAGCTCTTTTAACCGACCCAGTAAACTATCTTCTAAAATAATGCAATTAGGTATTCGTGCAACTGTTAATCAAATGATTGACGAAATACCAACCGCTCGGGGTGATAAAAGATTAGATTCTCGTTATACATTTGAACCTTTAGATGATAGCCTTGAGGATACTAGGTTTAAAAATTATCGAGGTAAAACTAATGCGCGTAATAAGGCATACGATCGTTTTACTAAAGGTGCGTTCAAAGCTTACCCAAGAAAAAATGAACTAGGTTTAGCGGGATATGGTAATCGTATTTCAGAAGATACTTGGCAACCCCGCACTCAAGGTGGTAAATATGGTAAATATGTTAAATTTGATACAACAGATGTTGTTAGGCGTCTAGGTAAAGCTGCTGTTGGAAGAGCTGTTGGAATTGTCCCAAGGATGGGTCCATACATGCAATCACTAATGATTGGTGATCAGCTTATTGAAGGCGTAACTGGAACTAGTCCTTATAAATCTTTTGTAGAATATACCAAACAACAGTTTGCAAAAGAGGATCCTAAAAAACCAGAAACCTGGGTTCCTCGACCAATGACATTAATGATTAAATGACCAACGTCCTAACCGCCCTACAAGACGATTTTAAGCTGTTTCTACAAGCACTGTGGCAACAGCTTGATTTACCTGAACCAACCAAAGCACAATATGCAATCGCAGAATATCTTCAGTCTGGACCTAAACGTCTTCAAATTCAAGCTTTTCGTGGAGTGGGAAAAAGCTGGATTACTGGAGCCTTTGTTCTGTGGACGCTTTTCAATAACCCTCAAAAAAAAATTATGATTATCTCGGCCTCTAAAGAGAGAGCCGATAACATGTCTATTTTTTTACAGAAACTAATTATTGAAACACCTTGGCTTTGTCACTTACAACCTAAGTCTGACGATGCACGTTGGTCACGTATTAGTTTTGATGTTAACTGTTCACCAAGCCAAGCACCTTCTGTTAAATCAGTTGGTATCACTGGACAGTTAACTGGTAGTCGTGCAGATTTAATGATTCTTGACGACATCGAAGTACCTGGTAACTCAATGACAGAAATGATGCGGGGTAAGCTTTTACAATTATGTACTGAAGCTGAATCTATCTTGACACCTAAAGATGATTCCCGTATTATGTACCTAGGTACACCCCAAACCACATTTACAGTGTACAAAAAGCTTGCAGAACGCAACTACAAGCCCTTTGTGTGGCCTGCTAGAGTGCCTCGTAAGATGGCTAACTATGAAGGCATCATAGCTCCTCAGCTACAAGCTGACATTGACAACGGAGCAGTACCCTGGGATGTAACTGACCCTGACCGCTTTAGTGCTGATGACTTACTTGAACGTGAAGCGTCTATGGGACGCAGTAACTTCATGCTTCAGTTTATGCTCGACACGAGCTTATCTGACGCAGAAAAATTCCCCCTTAAAAACGCTGACCTTATCGTTACTAGCGTCAACCCTACCTCTGCTCCTGAATCCGTCGTCTGGTGCTCAGACCCGAAAAATTGTATCAAGGAACTCCCCACTGTCGGACTCCCTGGAGATTATTTCTACTCTCCAATGCAACTCCAAGGAGAATGGGATGTTTACAACGAAACAATATGCTCAGTTGACCCGTCGGGCCGTGGATCGGATGAGACAACAGCAGCTTATATATCCCAACGAAACGGTGTCTTGTACTTGCACGAGATGCGTGCTCACAAGGACGGATACTCAGACACTACGCTTTTGGACATTCTAAAAGGTTGTCGTAAATATAACGTTACGACACTCCTTATTGAATCCAACTTTGGTGACGGTATTGTAGCAGAGTTGTTTAAAAAACACATTATACAAACTAAACAAACACTAAACGTAGAAGAAACACGGGCTAACGTCCGTAAAGAAGACCGTATTATTGACACACTGGAGCCTATTCTTAACCAGCACCGGTTAGTGGTTGATAAATCCGTTATTGAATGGGATTATGCGTCTAACCCAGACACAGCACCTGAAAAACGTCTAGAATACATGCTGTTCTATCAAATGAGCCGTATGTGTCGTGAAAAAGGTGCGGTTAGACACGACGACCGTATTGACGCTCTTGCACAAGGTGTACAATATTTTATTGATGCACTAAGTATTTCTGCACAACAAGAAATAATTACAAGACGTCAAAGAGATTGGCAAGACATTATTACACACTGGGAAGACGACCTTGATTGTTTTGCAGATCATCTAGTTTTTAACTTAGATATGGACCAAAGACGACAGTCAAGAGGCGAAGCTAGAAACGGTGTTGAGAACTGGGTTTAGTGCAAGCCCTGCCTTATACAGGGGGAAGGGTGGACCTCCTGTACTAGGGACTCTTCGGGGTCCCTTTTACTAAGACCACCGCAGTAACTAGATTACTGAGACAATATCTTTTATTTTTGTAATAAAAGCAGTGACGATTAAAACACCCTTACTACTGTATGTCCACCGTTAAACTCATCCATTACACCCATGATGGTGATGACCTTGTGTCGTATATGGCACGAGTATCTAACCCTGATAATCAAAACAACACTGAGACCAGTGCTAAGTTAATTAAATATCTCATTAAACACAAACATTGGTCACCATTTGAAATGGTTAACATGTGTGTAGAGATTAATACCACACGGTCTATCGCAGCACAAATACTGCGTCACAGATCATTCAGCTTTCAAGAGTTCTCACAACGTTATGCTGGAGTAACTGACAAACCTGATGCCCTTAACATTAGACGTCAAGATGGTAAAAACAGACAAAATAGTATTGATGACATAGATCCTTATACACAACAAGACTTTCAAATAAAAGCAAGTCAAGTATATGATATGGCCTATACGCTCTATAACGAGATGCTGGCCGCTGGAGTGGCTAAAGAGTGTGCTCGTGAGGTTTTACCCCTAAGTACGCCTACAAGGCTGTACATGAACGGTACATTGCGGTCCTGGCTGCATTATACTGGGTTAAGATGCGCTAACGGTACACAGGTTGAACATCAAGAAATTGCACAACAGTGTCGTGATTTGATTCAACAGTGTTATCCACAGGTTTATGCAGCATTATGATTGTTTGGTCCGTTATATGGATGGTTGTCATCTTGTTTATAGGTGTATCATACGTTATTTATTGGATACTTAATTATGACAATAATTAGTTATGTTGTAGGTATGTGGGTAGCATGTACGTCAAGCTGGTTTAATGCAGGTCAATGCATACGTGTCTGGGAGTATATACCGGCATATACCAATGATTACATCCAGTTTGTACTGCATGAACCGTATCATACTGAGAAAGAAGCTCTTAAAAAATGACATAAATGTCTGAAGTCAATACGCATATACAGGCGGCCAAAGATTCACCCCTGGGGGGGGGGTCTTCCGCGCACAGAAACCGGCCACATCCCAGTGATACCAACCGGTTTGGCCCAGTATTTTACTGCATTTAACCGGGTTAACTGGGAAGCCGTAGTGTGACTTGGTATCGTGACTAACTACCGCACCCGCACGCGCGTTATATGTGCATCAATCTTGCGCGATCTGTTGGCACGGTTAACCCCAGTTATCAATGGGATCAACACTGATAAGCAAAGATAATAACCGTTGGTATGACTGGCTTTGTACAGTACAGCACACGGTGTTGTATCATTTGGTCTTGACCTTTGGCTTCGGATCGGTTATTAGTAGATCAACGCCGCAACGATGCCATGGCTAGCGGCGTATCAACGAGCTAGTAGAATCTCACCAGGTAACCGAACGCTCGCCACCTATCACCCTTTCACTGTTCCTGCTTTGCTTATTCGGATCTCTCACCGCACATCGAAATGTGTTGATGTAATCTACGTTGACCCAGTCAAGGCAACCGTTGAGGTTGCGTTCACTGGCGGTTCAATCTATCGCTACACTCACGTATCACGCCGTGCTATCCTTAACCTGTTGATTAATCCCTTGATCAGCCTAGGTTTATGGGTCAACCATAACCTCACGGCGTACGACTCCAAAACCGCAACGTGGGGTACGTATACAAAACTAGATTCATTGTTCTCCTGACATGCTTAGCCAAAATCAAAAGCACATCCAAGCCGTTCTTGATCTTGCATCAGTTGCCGATGTGGTAGCTGGACAGGATTGGTACGACAAAGCCAGGGACGCCGCCGTTGCATTGTCTGACAGGTACGGTGTGGACGTCACCACTGCTTGTGGTGTGATCGCCGCACTAAGCCCGCGCAACAAATGGACGCGGAACCTTATCGACGCCGAGAACTTGATCAACGTTTACGCTACCTCAGGAGCTGAAGCTTGTGACACAGTCAAAGTATGCACATTCGGTAAGAACAAAGACAAAGCTCTGCGGATTCTTGCTGCTGTCCCTACTCTTGATATGGTCGAAAGTATTCTTTCAGGTCCTAAGTTAACTGAATTCTTTCGATGTATAATCGGACAAAACGATGTTTGTATTGATGGTCACGCCTACTCTATTTGGTTTGGTGATCGTGTCACACTGGCAAACGTACCATCCATTGGTGTCAAGTTACGCCGACAGATTAAGGCGGATTACATAGCTGTTGCTCTCAAGAATGACATGCCTGCCTATGAACTCCAAGCCATTACTTGGGTCACACATAGGCGTTTACATTCCGTTGCCTAACTTAAAAGGGGACTCAACCTCCCTTTTTTTTGTGCCCATTCACACTCACCACATGCAAGGACGCAGATGACGACTGACCTGTACAACACGTTATGTGATCGATTTGATGACATGAACGAAGTCAAAGAGATAGCCGAGTGGGGCTGCTCTGCTAGTGTCTCTGGTTTTGAGCTTGTCGAGTTCTTCAACAAGCACGAGGACGAGATCGAGTTAGAGCTAGACGCCCTTGGTTACAGGTTCCATGATCTTGTGGACACAAGCAAGTTCTACACTATGCAAGACATCAAGGAGAAGGCCGTAAGTACGATAATTGAAAAGTTTTGTCACAACAGGCTGCCAGAGGGTTCTCTTGCTGTAGTCTGGTCCTAAGAGCTAGCCTGATCCGTTCAAGCGGTTGACAAGGTGCGAACCCTTGTCCAGGTATTGCCCACGCACTGAGCGGGGCTACTGATTACAATGATCCACACGGACACACGCTATTCACAGCCAACCGTGTTTAAACTCACCACTAGCTTGGATGACAAGCACATACAGCTTGACACACATGGTGACGTATCAAGGATGGAGAGCATCACAGGTAAGATAGGTAACATGTACATGCGTGTTGCCTCTTATGTGTCCAACGATGCCGCTGTGTACGAGCACTCATGGTAAGGTTATCACCTACCCTTCACAGGTACGCTATCATGTACAACTCTGAGACCAATGTTGAAGACAACCTTGATTTCTGGTATGATAGCCTGAATGACTGTTATGCTAATGACATGCCGATCGATATGATCTGCACTTATGTCGAAGCTATCACGGACTCTGACCCATCCTTTTTCAACTGATGAACTACTACCACCTCAAGTCTAACGACGATCGCGTGTTTCAACGTGTCCCACGTGTACGCTATACGCGTTCCTTCCGCACTGAGATCTCAGCCATGGCCTCATCGCTTGGTTGGTCAGAGAGTAAGTGTGTAAACTACTTACACCGCAAACTCGAAGACAAAAGACACAAGTCCATGAAGGTCCAGACTATGCATCGATTCAACAATCGTTTAGTTGCTGCATGAACTACGTATTCAAGGACGCAGAAGCAACGCACCGCTTGTTGTGGATGCAAGGTCAATCACAACTAGCAGCACAATGTAAGCTGCCTATTGGTACCTGGTCGTGCTTATTCAAGGACGATGATGGCACCATCTACAACGCCAACTCTGACAACACATTCACCCGTATCAACTGATGAACGTTTACGTGCTACGCTACCGGACCGAGTACTCAGACAGTGACATGGTTTCTGTCTATTCTAACCTTCGTGCTGCCCTGAATCGCCTTGAGATTAGTGACCTGCATGGTAACTTTGACGAAGGCGAAACCATGACTATTGAGTGCATGGAGGTGACAACTGAAGAAGAATCACTCGAACGCCTCAACAACATCCGTAAACACTACGCTGAGAAAAACAAATGATCTGGAACGAAAGCACCATCATCCTCGCCATCGTCGGTATGGTAGGATTGTTCAGCACTGCTGTCATCTGGCAGCGTGCTAACCGTATCACAGGGAGGTACTATGGGAAACGTTGAAACACATGATGACAATTACTTTATCAAGAACGCTGTTCTTTGTTGGCTGCATCACTACGGTGATCAAGGTCACAAATGGGATAGCATTTACAAGGAGCTAGCCCAACGGAATGCATACACAAGCCTGGAGTTTAATGATGACAAGCCAAAGCCACGTCCAGCCAGACGACGCAAACCAAAAGCCTCTACCAACACTTGATCTTTCACACTCACCTTTGCGTGAGTATGAGGTGACCCTGTCAAGTGGCGAGTGTATGTATATTCTCGCCGCCGACTCCGAGCAAGCCGCATGGGATGCTTTAGAGTTGTCCATGGACAGATCTAGCACACTGATCAACATAGCACGTACTCATGAGTGGTAAAAAACCTAAACCGTATTTTCCAAACAACTGGAAGAAATTTAAAGATGCACCTCCAGAAGCTTTTTTCGATCATCTCTTCATTGAGGTGATGGACTGGAAAATAGCAGGGTGGGAGATACCATCCAACGTGGCTTGCATGATTCGCGCTACAAACTTAAAGAATGGTAAAGTCAAAGAGCACATCTACAAACGTCAGCACGCTGCTGAGGCTAAGGTTGTAGATTACATGAACAAACAGACTCATGAGTTCGTTGTATGTACTCATGACGCCATCCATTACATTCACCCTGACCGACTCGATGACGCCAACGACCTTTAACTTCCTACTGGACACCTTGATGGATGAGATTGAAATGCATCCACACCGTGACGAATTGATTCAACTCATGCACGAACAGCAGGAGGATGACAATAGCGACCCCGTTTGAGATTGACAGACAAGTCAAGCTTGAGCGTGATCAGATACGACAAGGACTCAAGCAGCTACGAGACGACACAGCCAACCTGGAGGGCAAACAGTACGCATCAGCTAGTGTGTATGGCGTGGCTTCTATCGAGCAACTCATGCCTCTTGTGGCTGATCGTATCCAAGCCACTGGTGCAGCTATAAGAGAGCGGCATAACGGCAGGTTATTTAAAGAGAAGATGCTGTACCTTTCAGACATCGAGCCTGAAGCTGCTGCTGCTATTTCTTGCAAGGTCACCTTTGACAAAGTGTTCAGCCACAAACCTAAGTCTAGCCTCGTACAAAATGTGACCGACGCAATCGGCACAGCAGTAGAAAACGAGTGTATGATGCGTTACTACGAACGTAACGTGCCTGGTTTGTTGAAATACATCAAGGACAACTATTGGCACAAGTCATCTGGTACACATCAAAAGGTGAAAAATGTAATTACTTTGATGAACAGAGTTGACATCGAACACTGGCAACCTTGGGGTATTCAACTACGAATTAAGCTAGGTGGCTGGTTGTTAGACTGCATCTGCGAATCATCGCAATGGTTCATGACACAGCAGCGCCGTGAAGGACGTAAGACCTTCATTGATGTGGTGCCTACACCTGAGTTCATGGTGATCAAGGAGCAGGTGTTAGCCAACGCTGAGCTGTTTAGCCCGTTGACTTGGCCGATGCTGATCGAACCAAACGACTGGACCAATGAAAACCCTGGTGGCTACTTGCTTAACGAGGTTATGCGTGGCCATCACATGGTACGCAGGGGCAAGCCCTGCCTTATACAGGGAGAAACACCGATCGCCTTTCTGAACAAGATTCAGAAGGTAGGATATACTCTCAATAATCACGTAGTAGATGTCGCAAAAACATTTCAAGAACGTGGTGTTGAAGTTGGTAAGTTTATCCCTGTTGTGGACATGCCTCTACCACCTAAGCCCGTAGACATCGCAAACAATGCGGAGTCCCGCAAGGACTACCGTAGGAGGGCTGCAGAGGTATGTAACATAAATGCACAAGCGTTCATGAAGTCATGTCGTACAAGGATGACAATGAACGCAGTAAAGATCTTCTCTAAGTATAAGAAGTTCTATATTCCATGGTCGTTTGATTACCGTGGACGTGCTTACCCTATACCTGCATTCTTGACACCCCAAGATACAGATTTTGGTAAGTCACTACTTAAGTTTCATGAGCAGTCGTTCATGACACCCGAAGCTGAAGCATGGTTAGCCTTCCAGGTCGCCACCACCGCTGGTCTGGACAAGGCAACCATGCAAGAAAGACAGCAGTGGGTAAAGGACAATCAATCTCTTATAGCTCGTGTCGCAAAGGATCCGATTAGGAACTTAAGTGACTGGGATGAGGTTGACGAGCCATGGCAGTTCATGGCAGCATGTGAAGAATACCACGCATGTGTAATGACGTGTACTAGACAGCACACATCCCTGCCAGTGGCCTCAGACGCTACATGTAGTGGTCTCCAGATACTGGCTGGCCTTGCCAAGGACGCATCTACTGCTAAGCTGGTCAATGTCCTACCATCTGATACACCACAAGATGCTTACAAGGTAGTCGCAGAGAAAGCTGCCCCACATGTACCTGATACAATCAGGCCATACATGGACAGAAAAACTGTCAAAAGGGTAGTGATGACCGTACCTTACAATGCTAAGCCCTTCTCTAACCGAGGCTACATACGTGAAGCCTTGAAGGAGAAGGGTGTCGAAGTAGAGAAGGGTGACCTAACCACTACCGTCAAGGCAGTACGTGATGCTATGGACGTCATTGTCCCTGGCCCCATGGCTGTTATGTCTTGGATCGAGTCAGAGGTCAGCAATGCCATTGACCGTGGTCTCACAGAACTTACATGGACAACACCATCTGGTTTCTCAGTTACACAACGACTGATGAAACCTGAGATTAAACTTGTTGAATTACAGTTGTTAGGTAGGTGTCAAATCAAGGTGTCTACAGGTGCAAGCGACAAGGTTGATAAGGCTCACCACAAAAACGCAACAGCCCCCAACCTTATCCATTCACTTGATGCAAGCCTCCTACACCTATCTGCACTGCGCTTCGACGCACCTATTTCACTAATACACGACTCGGTTCTATGTCGTGCTACTGACATGCCTGTTCTTTCAGACATTGTCCGTGAAACATACATGCACCTATTTGCGGAGCATGAGTACCTAACAACCTTTGCTCAACAGATTGGCGCAGAGACCGACCCACCGATGTGTAACACACTAGATCCTGCATCGGTTATCAATTCCACCTATTTCTTTTGTTAAATGACACGCAACACTATTGTGACTGAACAGCCCGTTGTACTAGAGGGCTTCCAAGCTGTGATGAAACCTGGCAAGTTTGGCTTTAGCTTGAAGGCTATTGTCAACCAAGAAATCATTGATCAACTTGAACCTGACCGCACTGAATCTTTAAAGTGGGCAGAGTCTAAGCTCAAGAACCCGAAGCGTTCTGTGCTGAAGCCTGAGCCTTGGGAAGAGGTATCGGAAGGTAAATACATTGTCAAGTTCTCATGGAACGATGACACTGCACCTCCGATCGTTGACACGGAAGGATCACCTATCATGGATTCTGATACACCTATCTACGGTGGATCAAAGGTAAAGCTAGCTCTGTTCCAAAAACCTTACATCCTCAAGGATGGTGTGACCTACGGCACAAGCCTGAAGCTTAAGGCTGTGCAGGTTGTCTCCCTATCTAACTCTGCTGGTGTTGACACTGGTGACATGAGCGAGACTGATGTAGCTGAGCTGTTCGGCTCTACGCAAGGTTTCAAGGTCTCTGATCCCAATGTTACCCTTAAAGAAGCAGCTCCAGCAGACGACTTCTAATGGCTTTCCGATCTGGACTCGAAGAGAGGGTCGCTGACCTTCTCGTCGAACTGGGTGTCAAATACGAATACGAGAGCACTAAGGTCCCGTATGTAATTCAACACAACTACACGCCTGACTTCATTCTTCCGAATGGTATATGGCTAGAATGTAAGGGTTATTGGGACAGTGCTGATCGAAAGAAGGTCAAGTCTGTTATTCAACAGAATCCTGGCGTCGATCTTCGTATGGTGTTTCAAGCCCCCTATAACAAAATCTCTAAGAAATCTAAGACAACTTATGCTGCCTGGTGTGATAAGCTAGGTATCAAATGGGCTGTCTTCTCAAATATCCCATTAAACTGGCTACTATGACCAGTGAGTTTGTCCAGCACATGGAGTGCCCACACTGCGGGTCGTCAGATGCAGCTAGCCTGTATGACGACGGCCACGTTTTCTGTTTCAGGTGCTATACTCATACACCTGGGGACAGTACCGACGTTATCCACACTCACCACATGAACGATGTACGATTACAAGGCTCAGCCGGAAGGTTGCAGAAACGGCGTATTTCAGAAAAAACCTGTGAGTTCTTCAAAGCATATAAAGATGGAGAACAACTACGCTTCCATTATTTCAACAGCTCTGGCACGCTTGTCGGAGCAAAGATAAAAACTAAAGATAAGAACTTCCGATGTGAAGGTGAAGTCAAAACCTTGTTCGGGATGCAGAACTTCCGTAAAAAAACTACAGGCAAGTCAAAGAAGCTAGTAATTTGCGAGGGCGAGATGGATGTACTATCCGTCTGGGAGGCACAGCCCAACTGGGACGTGGTCTCCATACCGAACGGTGCACCTGCTGCAAAGAAAGCACTCAAGCATAACTACGAATGGATTAACACCTACGACAAAGTAGTTATTTTCTTTGACAACGATGAGGCCGGCCAGAAGGCCGCGATCGAGTCGGCAAGTGTATTGCCACCTGGCAAGGTTTACATCGGCTTTCTAGAGGGTTACAAGGACGCCTCAGACGCTATCCAAGCACACGACGAAGAGGCAATACGTGCTGTTTGTAATTATGATCACTTTCAGTACAAACCTGACGGTATTGTTGACGCTAAGTCACTGATCGATGTAATCACAACACCTACTCCTCCATCTGATCATGACTACCCATTCCAGGGTTTACAAAACAAGCTTCACGGGATCCGGTACGGTGAGCTAATCACGATTACCTCAGGATCTGGAATAGGGAAATCGTCCTTCTGTCGTGACTTATGCACTAACCTGCTCAACAAAGGCGAACGGGTCGGTTACTTGGCACTCGAAGAATCAAACCGCCGCACAGCTCTCGGACTTATGTCCACAGCCGTCGGACGAAATCTCCACCTTGGAGAGCATGATCGATCTGAGTTAGTCGAAGCATTCGATAGCACGATTAAAAACTGGGACCTGCACTTGTTTGATGGGTTCGGGTCGTATGACCCTGATCACATTTACGAACGGATTGAGTATATGGCATCTGGTCTCGATACCCGTGTTGTATTTCTTGATCACCTGTCTATTCTGCTCAGTGGCCTTGACGGTGACGAGCGGAAGATGATTGACCAAACAATGACTAAACTTAGGTCGCTAGTTGAGCGAACAGGTATTTCATTATTCCTTGTATCACATTTACGGAGAACTACATCCGATGTCAACCATGAAGAGGGAGCTAGAGTTACACTTGGACAACTCAGAGGATCCGCTGCTATTGCTCAACTCAGCGATGGCTGCATTGCGCTCGAGCGAGATCAGCAGAGTGGATCTAAATCAAGCTCTACAACTGTGCGAGTACTTAAAAATCGATATTCAGGCGAAGTTGGTGTCGCTTGCCAACTAAGTTACGACCTTTCTACCTGTAAATTCAATGAAACCAAAGCAGAATCAGAGTTCGACCCAACAACAGATTTCTGAATTTCAAGCTATGAAGCTCCACAAGCCTAATCCTCCCACGCCTGAGATGGTAGAGCGTGCAAAATTTGTAGACAAAACTCACATTTGGAAACATGCTCGTATTCGATCTGGAGACTAACGGCTTTTTAGATGATGTTACCTGCATTCACTGTCTTGTTATCTATGACTCAGAAACTAACGAGACCATTTGCTACAACGATAAAGGTGATTGCGAGCCGATTTCCCGTGGCGTACAACGCCTTGAGGATGATAAAATCATTGCCGGACACAACGTCATCGGCTTTGACCTACCTGTGCTCAGTAAGATTTACCCGTGGTTCAGGCCCACCGCCTTGGTTGTAGACACACTGCTTCTGTCACGCTTGTTTCACACAGACATGCTTGATGTAGATCGCAAGCACGAGTGGAAGCACATGCCGCTCCAACTGCAAGGACGCCATTCACTCGAATCGTATGGCTACCGCCTTGGAGAATACAAGGGCAGCTTTGGTAAAGAGGCTGACTGGAAAGAGTGGAGCCAAGAGATGCAGGATTACTGCGTCCAAGATGTAAACGTTACAGTAAAATTATGCGACCATTTCCGCCCATACCTGACTGGGTCGCTTTAGAACATCAGGTTTCACAGATCCTTACACAACAACAACTTCATGGATGGTACTTTGATGAACAGGCTGCATGGAAACTTGCATCTACTCTCAGAAGACAACTTGAAGAAACTTGTCAGTTACTACGTGACTGGTATCCTTTCGTCTACGGATCAAGCTTTACTCCTAAAGCAAATAACAAACGATATGGATACATAAAAGGCTGTGAAGTCACAAAATTAAAGGACCTAAACCCAACCTCTCGCGACCATATCTCATGGATCCTGCAAACATTTCATGGCTGGAAGCCAACCCAGATGAGTCCTACTGGGAAGCCCATCATCGACGAAGTAATTCTCAAGGATATTGGGACAGATGTAGCCCTGGCTTTTCTGAAATGTCTAGATATTACGAAGAAATTGGGGATGATCTCGGAAGGCATGAACGCATGGCTGAAGCTATGTACGAGTGCTAATCGTATCCATCACCACTGCTCCGTTGCTACAAACACACATAGATGTGCACATCGCTCACCAAACCTTGGGCAAGTCCCATCAGACCATGACTACAGACAATTATTTCAAGCATCCCCTGGTCAAGTTATGGTGGGTGCCGATCTTAGCGGCATTGAGTTACGGATGCTCGCTCACTACCTCGCTCGATACGATGCGGGACGCTATGCGGACATTCTCCTCAACGGAGACATCCATCAAGTCAACGCAGACAAAATTGGAATCTCTCGGAGACAAGTCAAAACAGTTACCTACGCTTTCCTCTACGGTGCAGGTGATGCCAAAATTGGACACTCCTTTGACTCTTCCTTAAATGATAGCAGTGCTAAACGTAAAGGTAAGGAGATCAGAGCCGCTTTTGTTACGGCTATCGATGGGCTTGCAGAGCTTCTTACGGCGATCAAAGAGGTATCTAGTCAGAAAGGCTCTATACGATCACTAGATGGTCGTAAAATTATTGTTGATAGCTCGCACAAGGCTTTGAACTATTTGCTCCAGTCAGGAGCGGGTGTAGTTGCGAAGCGTTGGATGACCATCAACCACGAGAACATTCAAGAGTTGTGTTGTTCACAGCTCGCTTTCATACATGACGAACTACAATTCGAGTGCCATCCCGATCACGTACAAGCATTATCAGCATCCCTGGTACAAAGCTCTACAGCGGCTGGCGAATACTACAACATGCGACTTCCCATCGCAGCCGAAGCCACCAGCGGTAGAACCTGGGCAGACACACACTGATGAAACTACTTATTGACGCAGACTACATTGTTTACAAAAGCTGCGCTGGAGCTGAAGAAGATTTCGATTGGGGCGATGACGTCGTCATGGTCGTTAGTCGGTTTTCCGATGCAATGAAGAACGTTCAGCGAGAGCTGACAAAGATCAAAAATGAGTTTATGTGGGACCTACCTGAACTGGTACTGTTCTTTTCTGACTCTATAAATTTCCGCAAAAAAATTTACCCTGCTTACAAGGGTCATCGAAACAGAAAAAAACCCTGTGCTTATAGACGCGTCATATCTGCCTTACAAAGACAGTATGAGGTCATCCGTATGCCAGAACTAGAAGCAGATGATGCTATGGGTATTTATGCCACGGCTAATCCTGGTAACATTATTGTCTCGCCTGACAAAGACATGCGCCAAATCCCTGGTAAACTATTCAACCTTGATGAAATTGTTGAAGTCACTGCAGAAGAAGGACAACGGTGGCATTTGATACAAACAATGGCAGGCGACCAGACTGACGGCTATAGTGGAGTCCCCGGTATAGGAATCAAACGTGCAGTCACATTGTTTGAGGAGCATGGGTACAACTGGGATACCGTAGTCACTGCCTTTGCTGACAAAGATCTAAATGAAGACGTTGCACTCACAAATGCAAGGCTTGCTAAGATTCTCACTTGTGACGATTATGACACCACAAAACAAAAGTTCATACCTTGGACCCCCACCTCCAGTGTTGGAGCTGACAATGGAGCAGCAGTTCAAGCTACGTAGGATCAATGATCTACTACCTGAAGCTAACAAAAAGGACATCATTACCTTGTTTGAAGCCTTACAGCATCAAAACTTTGTTTTATCTAACACTGTTTCTAACCTAGTTAAACAATGGCCGAATCACCCACCCACTACACACGTGGAACCATAGAAGTATGGGACTTTATCCGCGACCAACAGTTAAACTACCACCTCGGCAATGCTATTAAGTATATTTGCAGAGCCGGTTACAAAGGTTCTAAAAGAGAGGACCTTCACAAAGCTATCCACTATCTTGAAAATGAACTCCTACATTCACCAGAGTCTTATGGATCAAGCGGACCAGTTCCGCTGTTCTTACAAGATCCCGAATGGACCGGACAAGAGGACGACCCAGAAGTCTTTGATCGATGAAGAATGGTCTGAGTTCCACGAGGCATATCACTTCGAGGATCCAGAACATCAGCTAAAAGAATTAGCTGACCTGGTGTATGTATGTTTTCAATTCGCCGCGTCCCAAGAATGGGACCTAGACGAAGCGATGACCAGAGTTCATAAATCGAATATGTCGAAGCTCGGAGAAGATGGCAAACCTATCTATCGAGATGACGGCAAAGTCTTGAAAGGACCTAACTACAAACCACCTCAATTATCTGATCTAGTTAAATGACCACCGCATCTTACATCTCAAGGACTGGCCGTGTTCAGTCCTGGCTTGACGCACCCACCTCCCGCCTACCTGTTAGCTGCACAGTATTTGTAGTACAAGACTCAATGGAGGGTCCCAATGGAATCGAAGCAAGCTGGAGATTTGCTTCTCATGCTTTACGAAATGGAGCAGGCTGCGCGATCCACTTGTCGGAGCTGCGACCCAAAGGAACGGAATCAACAAAAGGAAATGACAAGCTCGTTGCAAGCGGACCAGTATCATTCGCCAAAATCTACAGCACCTTAAATGAGATCCTGAGGAGGGGCGGCACCTACCGTAATGGCGCGATAGTGTGCCACCTCGATCTCCGGCACAGTGATGCTCTTGAGTTCATTACTGTCTCACGATCAGAGTTGCCTTGGGTCAAACGATGCATCAACATCACAGATGAGTGGTGGCAGGAATGTACATTCAAAGATCAACTTCTCTTTGCTATTAAGTCTGGAGATGTATGGCTAAACAAAGTTAAGTACGACAAATTTGGAGAAAGAATTCGTGGAAATGTATGCCTTGAAGTGTACCTGCCAAGCAGAGGTACCTGTCTCTTGCAACATATCAATTTCGGTGCCTGTGAATTTGACGACATTCCAAGAGCTTTCTCTGAAGGGATGTCAGAACTGTGCCAACTCCATGGTCGAACTGGCGTTGGCGATTCAGGAGAATATCTCCCAAGTCGAACAGACAGACAAGTCGGACTGGGAGTACTCGGCCTCGCAAATCTCTTACGGAGGTACGGCGTAAAGTATGAACAGTTTGGTGAAGCACTCCGCTGCCTAAATAATAGTGAGGTTGTACGCACACCAGCCTATGAACTAGCAGTACAGATCAAGCTAGGTATCAACATTGCAGCACGTGTAGCTGCGTCACACAATATGGACAGGGCGTTTGCAATTGCGCCTACTGCATCGTGTAGCTACAGGTCAAAAGATCTTGATGGCTTTACGTCTACCCCTGAGATTGCACCACCTATCAGCCGTACGGTTGACCGTGATAGCGGCACGTTCGGTGTACAAACATACAATTATGGTGATGTTGAGATTGCATCAGAAGTCGGATGGGATGCCTACCGGGCTGTCGCAGATGGACTGATGATACTGTTCAACAACACAGGGCTTCTTCATGGATATAGCTTTAACTCTTGGAGTGACGTTGTAACCTACGACAATGAATTCGTGGAAGAGTGGCTACGGTCCCCGCAAACTAGCCTCTATTACAGTTTACAGGTAATGCCTGATACACAAGATAAGTCTGATGCTTATGCAGCATTAGCCGATAGTGATATTGAACAGTATTTAGGGGACATTTTAAATGAAGAACCTCAATGTGATTGTCAAGAATGAATCCTTACCAGAAACTACTAAACCGAAAACGAAAATGGACACCAGTACAGACGACTGCTGGTACATGCAAGGAGGGTGCACACGAAACATTACTTCGTGCACTTGCATTGCGACACATGGAACTACCTGTGGGAGATTTTATCCGTGATGCATTGGTTGCCGACGTACCGGAGTCATCACGAGAACTTCTTGAGTCAAACATCAAAGATGAAGAGAACCACGACCTGGCACTTAGTTACATTGCCACTGCTTACGGTGTTGATAAAAAGGCTGAAGCTGAGGCGCTACGGCTACGTGATGCTTGGACAGCGCATCCAGATCACACGATCCTCAAAGCGATGGTTGCCGAGCGTGCAATTTTCTTCGTTCTTCTACCATTGCTCCGCGCTAATGGTGACCCTGGAATGCGTACCGTAAGTGCTGATATCTCCAGAGATGAACAAATCCATGTTGCGTGTAACTCACTTGTATGTAGAGAACTAGGGCTGGAGATCTCTCCAAGCCTGGACAAGCTACGTAAAGCGACTATCAATTGGGTGATGCAACCACTCGGTAGCAACACCGATAAATATTTAGACAAGAAATTTTGGCTGGATTCTAGTGACAACTTGATGTATCAAGGTAAGGCTCCTGAGCTTTCCTTTACTAAGTCTGCACGTATGCCAGCCTTCTTCGAGCACTCAAATGTTAACCTCCCCCAATACGCTTGAGGCAATCTTAGGACCAACCCTTGAGCAAGTTCTCCATGAATTGGAGGACATTTTTCCGCCCGTTACCCCCACGCCAGATAATAGCTTAAGCCAGATTATGTATAAGTCTGGACAACGCTCTGTTATTGAGTGGATTAACCAACGTATTTCTAAAGACTAATGTGTATTTTTAGTTCACCGTCACCACCACCAGCACCAAAACCTGCAGCACCACCACCACCGGCACCATCGCCACCACCGGCACCAAAAGCTTTGCCTCAACCTACTCCTTTGGAAAAAGAAAAAGAACGTCGTCCAAAGGTGCAATACGGACGTAAGAGAGCAGCCTCTGATAAAGGACGTGCTGCTTCTCGTGGTGCAAATGCTCTACGTATCCCTCTCAACACCCCCACTGAAGGTGGGTCTACTGGAGGATTAAATGTCTAATGCACGTATGGCTTACGACCGCCTATCAACTGGACGTAATCAATTCTTAAATACGGCTGTTGATTGTGCGGAACTGACGTTGCCATACCTGCTGACTGAAGATACAAATACGCCTAACTCCAAACGTAAGCTACCTATGCCGTGGTCTTCCGTTGGAGCAAAGGCGGTTGTGACGCTGGCATCAAAACTAATGCTAGCATTACTGCCTCCCCAAACAACGTTCTTCAAACTGCAAGTCCGCGAAGATAAGCTAGGTGAACTTGACTCGCCCGAACTCCGTAGTGAGTTAGATCTTTCTTTTTCAAAAATTGAAAGAACTATCATGGACTACATCGCTGCGTCTAACGACCGAGTGGTGGTCCATCAGGCTATCAAACACCTCATTGTCAGTGGCAACGCCCTTATCTTTATGGGTAAGGAAGGTCTAAAGAATTTTCCACTTAACCGTTTTGTTATCAATCGAGATGGTAATGGTAATGTCCTTGAGATCGTAACAAAAGAACTCATCAGTAAAGATCTGATGGAACCAATCATTGGTCGAGATGATCCTATGCGATCAGTCAGTGACGGTATGTCGGCTGATGATGAATGCGAGGTATACACTCATTGTCGTCTAGAAAATGGACGCTGGGTGTGGCACCAAGAAGTACATGATAAAATTATCCCTAACAGCCGTAGCACTGCTCCTAAAAATGCAAGCCCTTGGCTCCCTCTGCGGTTCAACACTGTGGATGGTGAAGACTATGGACGTGGTAGAGTAGAAGAGTTTCTTGGAGACTTCCGTTCTTTAAATTCTTTAAGCCAAGCACTTATCGAAGGCAGCAGCGCAGCGGCAAAGGTTGTGTTTATGGTATCACCATCTAGCACAACTAAGCCTAGCACTCTTGCTAAAGCAGGGAATGGTGCTATCATTCAAGGCAGACCTGAAGATGTTAGTGTTGTTCAGGTTGGTAAAACTGCCGACTTTGGCACCGCTGCTAACATGATACAGGCTATCGAACGCCGTATTGGCGAAGCGTTCTTGCAACTGAACATCCGTCAGTCAGAGCGCACCACTGCTGAAGAGGTGCGACTTACACAACTAGAACTTGAGCAGCAGCTAGGTGGTTTATTTAGCCTACTGACTGTAGAGTTTTTAGTACCATATCTCGACAGAATCATGCTTGTCCTTCAACGTAACGGACAGCTACCTAAGATTCCTAAAGAATATGTACGTCCATCTATTGTTGCCGGTGTTAACGCTCTTGGTCGCGGCCAAGATCGTGAAAGCTTGGCACAGTTTATGGGAACCATAGCTCAAACGCTTGGTCCAGAGGCATTGTTGTCTTACATCAATCCATCAGAAGTTATCAAACGTCTCGCTGCTGCACAAGGTATTGATACATTAAACCTTATCAAATCTGAAGAGCAGATGCAGCAAGAAATGGAGCAAGCAAAAACAGATCAGCTAAACCAATCTTTGACTGATCAAGCTGGTCAACTTGCAAACTCCTCTATGGCTGAGCAAGCCATGCAATCAAACCCACCTATGACTAATGGCTGAAACACTTACATTTGAAAACACTCCCAACACTGAAGTACTGACTGAAGAAGAACAGGACTCTCTTGCTGTTGGTGAAAAGATGATGGCAGACCAGGATCAACTTCTGGCTGGTAAATATAAAAATGCTGAAGAGCTTGAGAAAGCATACATGGAGCTGCAGTCTAAGCTGGGATCCGGCGAAGAAGCAGAACCTACTGACGAGCAGGATCAAGAGGAAGAGCAGGAGACTGAGGTGTCTCCTGCACAAACTCTAATCACAGAGGCTTCTACACAGTACGCAGAGACCGGTAAGGTATCTGAAGAAATGATGGCGCAGTTTTCTGAGATGGACAGTCAAGATCTAGTCCAAGCTTATATGGCTATGCAAGGTGATGCACCACAGATTCAACAGGCTGTAGAGTTGTCTGACAAACAAGTCAACAACATAAAAAACTCTGTTGGAGGTGAAGAAGCTTACGGCGAAGTAATGGCTTGGGCTGGTCAAAACATGGATCAAGATCAGATTGATGCTTTTGATAACATCATTGCTACTGGTAATGAGCATACAATTCAGATGATGGTTGATGGTCTCAAAGCTCAGTACGAATCAAACAATGGTTACGAGGGACGTATGTTGTCTGGTAAAGCATCTGACGGAGGACAAGCTAACGTGTTCCGTAGTCAAGCTGAGCTTGTCAGCGCTATGAGTGATCCTCGCTATGACTCTGACCCTGCATATCGTATGGATGTGCTGGAAAAACTCGACCGATCTGACGTTAATTTTTAATGACAGTCATTAACGAAGACGTCGGTCGTACAAACATCTACGCAATTGAACCTCCTATCACACTTATTGACGTGCACGATTTACACAACGAAAACGCTGAAAAACTAAACGGTCGTCTGGCTATGCTAGGCGTCATGGCTGCGCTTGGAGCGTATGCAATCACTGGTCAAATTATCCCCGGAGTCTGGTAATGCCACAAGGTAAAGGAACGTATGGTTCAAAGGTTGGTCGTCCCGCAAAGTCGGGTGCTGCTGCTAAAATGAAAAAGAAAGGTGTGCCTGCCGCTGTGCGTAAGGCCATCGTAAAAAACATGAAGAAGAAGTGACATGGCACGTACGAAGGTCCGCAAGAAAAATGTCAGTCTAAAGATTGGCAAACATAAATCTCGCTCCGGTGGCTTGACAAAGGCTGGCCGTGAGAAGTACAATAGAGAAACAGGATCAAAGCTCAAGGCTCCCCAGCCTGGTGGCGGTCCTCGTAAGCGGTCCTTCTGCGCCCGCATGTCTGGTAACAAAGGACCAATGAAAGACAGTAAAGGTCGTCCTACACGGAAGGCTCTTGCATTACGTAAATGGAAGTGTTAATCATGCCTGCTAAACGTGGCTTATATGCCAACATTCATGCTAAGAAAAAAAGAATCGCTGCTGGTAGTGGCGAGAAAATGAGAAAGCCTGGGGCCAAAGGAGCACCTACGGCTGCGAACTTTAAACGCTCCGCTAAAACTGCAAAGAAGAAATGAAACTCTTTATCATTGCCTCACTCTTTTTCGGCTCTGCTGCACACGCGCACATTGTCGGACACCATCACGATCACGACGCTGAAGTTATTCAAATCGAACTGATCGAATACAAAGAAGAAATTAATTCCTGAACATTTATTAACCTCTTATGAAATCTATTATCGTTGCTGGTCTACTTCTCGGCTGCGCTCATGGCGTCCAAGCTGGAGAGAACTATGTACAAACTGAACTGAACACTGCCATTGGTGGTGACAGTACAACTGAGATCCATGTGGGTCGTCAGGGTGGTACAGACAAAGCAAGCTGGTTTGTACAAGGTGGTCCTGTAATCACCAGTACAGGTTCATCTGATTCCACTGACATGTCTGTCAAGATTGGCGGCGGTGTCAGTGATGTACTCACTCACGGCCTGGACTTCTATGGAGAAGTATCAGCAGTTGCCGCAAACGAAACGAACTGGGCTACCAAGGTTGGTGCCAAGTTTCATTTTCACTAGCTAAATAGAATAAGGGAGGTGCAATTCCTCCCCTAGCTCTAGCCAGCCAAGGCTTAAAACTGGTCTTACTTAACTTACTTACCCAACCATGAACTCTTACTTAAATGACCGCTGTACTTTCAAGACCACAAAAACTAAATAACTGGGAAGCCTTTTGTAACTGGGTTACCTCTACTAACAACCGTCTGTATGTCGGTTGGTTTGGAATCCTAATGATTCCTACGTTGCTTGCTGCAACCACTTGTTTCATTATCGCCTTCGTTGGCGCACCACCTGTTGACATTGATGGCATTCGTGAACCAGTTGCTGGATCGCTCCTCTACGGAAATAACATTATATCGGGAGCAGTTGTCCCGTCTTCAAATGCAATCGGCCTGCACTTCTATCCCATCTGGGAAGCAGCCAGTCTCGATGAATGGCTATACAACGGTGGACCATTCCAGCTTGTTGTCTTCCACTTCCTTATCGGTATCTACGCTTACATGGGACGCGAATGGGAACTTAGCTACCGGCTAGGTATGCGTCCATGGATCTTTGTTGCTTACTCAGCACCTGTAGCTGCGGCTAGTGCTGTCTTCTTGGTATACCCCTTTGGACAAGGTTCTTTTTCAGATGCGATGCCTCTTGGCATTTCCGGCACCTTCAACTACATGCTTGTCTTCCAGGCTGAACACAATATCCTTATGCACCCTTTTCATATGCTTGGTGTTGCCGGCGTATTTGGTGGGTCTTTGTTCAGTGCTATGCATGGTTCTCTTGTCACAAGTTCCCTTGTTAGGGAGACGACCGAGAATGTATCTCAGAACTATGGGTATAAATTTGGACAGGAAGAAGAGACATATAATATTGTCGCTGCTCACGGGTACTTTGGACGATTGATCTTTCAATATGCTTCTTTCAATAATTCTCGCAGCCTTCACTTCTTTCTTGCTGCTTGGCCCGTTGTTGGGATTTGGTTTACCGCTTTGGGTGTTTCCACAATGGCATTCAACCTTAACGGTTTCAACTTCAATCAGTCAATCGTTCATGGCGGACATGTCGTTAATACCTGGGCTGACATCCTTAATCGGGCTGGCTTAGGTATGGAAGTAATGCATGAGCGTAATGCTCATAACTTCCCACTTGATCTAGCAGCAGCATCTACCACTGAGGTAGCACTGACTGCTCCATCTATTGGCTAATAAATGATCGAACTTTTCACCTACTACATTATTGGTGGTGCACTTATTATTGGTGCACCTTCTGTATTTCTATTCATCGCCTTTATGCCTGCATTGCAGAACACGAAGGGACGGATGGTTGGATACAAGGATCACAAACTATACGGTGACATCTCATCTTATGAGAATACACCAACTGATCAGTCTAAGTTCTACTTAGTATTATCAGATAACTAAAAGTCCGTTCATCCCGCAAGGGACGCATGACATGAGGTGACATGGAACGGGGTCCCTCAGTTCTCTATTGGAGGATATATGCCAAACGTTGAATTACGTCAGCGTGTGCGTGAGCAAGCCCAAGCTCTTAAAGAGCAGAAGCTTGTCTATCGCGGTGTGGCTTACCTTAAAAGCCGCTAAGTAGTTCTGTCATTGGGAGGTGCAAATCCTCCCTTAGCAATTGGCACGAGCCGGGTACGCCCGATACCTCGCGCCGTCTAGACGGTGGGATAGACCACAAAAATTTTGATCGATCGAATTAAGTACAATATTCATTTTCTTTTTTTAGTACATAACAATGGCACATCAGTCTTCTACGCTGACCACTAGCCTTACACGGCAAGGTCAAGCTAACTCTGCGGGTGACGCCCGCGCCCTTTATCTCAAGCTGTTCAGTGGCGAGATGTTCAAAGGGTTCCAGCATAACGCTATCGCTCGCGATCTTGTTATGAAGCGTACACTTACCAACGGTAAGTCTATGCAGTTCATCTACACTGGCCGCACCACGGCTGAGTACCACACGCCCGGTAACGCCATCCTTGGCAACGGCGATGGTGCACCTCCGGTGGCCGAGAAGACCATCACTGTTGATGACCTTCTCATCAGCTCTGCCTTCGTGTACGAGCTGGACGAAACCCTTGCTCACTACGAGCTGCGCGGCGAGATCTCTAAGAAGATCGGCTACGCACTTGCTGAGAAGTATGACCGTCTAATCTTCCGTGCTGTCACCCGTGGCGCACGTGCTGCATCACCAATTACTAAGTCCAACTTTGTTGAACCCGGTGGTACTCAAATCCGCGTTGGTGCTACCACCAGTGCTTCTGATGCTTATAATGCTCAGAAACTGACAACCGCTTTCTTCGACGCCGCTGCTGCGATGGATGAAAAAGGCGTCAGTCAAGAAGGACGTGTGGGTATTTTGAACCCCCGTCAATACTATGCTCTCATCCAAGAGGTGGGTAACAATGGTCTGATTAACCGTGACGCCCAAGGCTCTGGTCTGCAAAGCGGACAGGGCGTTGTGGAGATCGCTGGTATTAAGATCTTCAAGTCCATGAACATCCCGTTCTTCTCTCAGTACGGTACTAAGTTCGGCACCGGTTCTGCTACAAACCCCGGTACCACTAGCCCTGGCAACCTTGGCTCCTTTGTATCTGCTGCTGTCGAAGACGCTGCTGCCGACGTTACTGGCATCAACAACGAGTACGGTGAAGAAACCGAATTCGCTAACTCCTGCGGGCTTATCTTCCAGAAGGAAGCCGCTGGTTGTGTTGAGGCTATCGGCCCACAGGTTCAAGTAACCAGTGGAGATGTATCCGTGGTTTACCAGGGAGACGTAATCCTCGGGCGACTCGCGATGGGGGCGGACTACCTGAACCCTGCTTGTGCTGTTGAGCTGTACGCTGGTACCGCTACTGCACCTGCTGCATTCTGATTTATTCTCTTATGGGGGTGGCTTTGGCTGCCCCTTTTTTTATCTATGTCTACTCCCTCTACGATTTCACTCGATACCGAACTATCCGCAGTCAACTCTATTCTGGGGAGTATCGGTCAAGCTCCAGTATCTAGCCTTAATTTTAACAACCCAGAAATCTCTTTGATTCACAACTTGCTTCGTGAAATCAATGTAGATGTACAAAGTGAGGGTTGGCATTTTAACTCAGATAAAAATGTAAAAACATCACCTGACGCTAATGGTTATTTTAACGTTCCTTCTAACGTGGTACGTTATGACATTACTGATGGTCAAGATAACAGAGATACAAACGTTGTTATCCGCAACGGAAGGTTGTTTGATAAGTACCACCGAACCGATGTGTTTACAGATGATAAGTACATTGATAGCGTAACACTATTTGAGTTCGCAGTCATCCCTTCTGTGTTTCGGCGCTACATCACTTACCGAGCTGCAGGACGTGCAGCAACACAACTTATTGCAAACCCACAGCTTGTACAGTTACTTGGATCACAAGAGGCTCAAGCTCGTGCAGCATGTATTGAATATGAATGCGAACAGGGTGACCATAACTTCATGGGCTGGCCTGATGGTACTTCGTATCAAGCTTATCAACCTTATCATGGACTCCGTCGTCACTAATGACAAGCATTACTCAGACCATCCCTAGCCTTACTGGTGGTATCTCACAACAGCCTGACGAATTGATGCTACCAGGTCAGGTAAAAAACCTTGTAAATGCACTTCCTGACATTACAGATGGTCTGGTAAAGCGTAATGGCAGTCGTTTTATCGACTCTCTATCCGGTGCTACCAGCACTGGAGCGTGGTTCAGCTACTACCGTGATGAATCAGAAGGTGCTTATATTGGACAGGTACAGACTAATGGCTCAGTTAATATGTGGAAAGTATCTGATCCTAGCGTAAGTATAAGTATAACTAATAACGTTAGCAGCTATCTAACTACTGCTGCTACTAATCTCAAGTTCCTTACTGTAAACGATTACACCTTTGTCACGAATACTACTAAAACAGTGACAATGGATACTGCGACTGCTACTGCTAAACTGCACTCGTACTATGCATTTGTAGAACTGAGGCAGTTGCAACATGGTAGAGAATATAATCTAAACTTATTCAACTCTTCTTCTACTGAAACTGTTCTTTCAGGTTCTGGTAAAGGTAAAGCAACGCTTATTCAATTAGACGCTAGTTACACCATTGCCTATCCGACTGTTGCTAGAGGTAACAGCCAAACAGGAATCAGTCCAAGCTTACCTGATCAAGGTACAGAAGTGTACATTGAAGATGAGACTGGTAGTGGCGCTACTGGTAAAAACCTTGCATTTAGAATTACTAATACAGGTCAGGTTCAGATTCAAGAGGGGGCAGGTACCGATGAAGACATCAAATCAGACGACTATGTAGGAATCTATAATCCTACGATTGAACTTCTAAACGGTGGTTACGGTTGGGCTGTTAATGACACAGTTGATGTAACTCTTAAGGGTGTTACGTATCGAGTCAAGGTCCTTGAAATACAAGAAATTAAACTAAAGCAAAACATCGGTGTATTCAGACCTAAACCTACTACCTTTAATGGTAACATGACGTTGTCGGCTGAGGACATCCTTAGTCAAGCAGCATCATCCGCTTTAGGTGTTACAGTTGAACGGGTTGGTAATGGTTTATATCTATCTAGTTCTAGCGAATTTAGTGTAGGAACAAGCCAGCCAGATTTATGGCGTATTCTAGGTGCCACTGTAAACGATACATCTTTACTACCTTCTCAATGTAAACATGGTTATATTGCAACCGTATCTAACAGTCAGATAGCTAGTGAAGAAGATTACTATCTTAGGTTTGTTGGGGACAATGGCATCAGCGGTATTGGCAGTTGGGAAGAGGTAGCTGAGCCTGGTATTAAAATTAGAATTGACAATAGTAAGTTGCCAGTAACTATACGTAGGTCTGGTACTAATGCTTTTGTTGTTGATACATTTAAGTTACAAGCTGAAGATGGTACGTTCAGTATCAGTGCTTGGAGTGACCGTGCTGCTGGTGACGAAGATACTAACCCATTACCATCTTTTATAGGAAACAAGATTTCACAAACATTTTTCCATCGTAACCGTTTAGGTTTTCTAAGCAATGGTAATGTTATCTTAAGTTCTTCTGGTGATTTGGGTAGATTCTTCAACCAAACTGCTTTGCTGGTTAACCCTAACGATCCTATTGATATTGCAGCTAGTTCTACTGAACCTACAGTATTTATTGATAGTATAGAAACAAACACTGGTTTAGTTATTTTTGCTGAAACACAGCAGTTCTTATTACACACTGATAGTGACAACCTATCACCAAACACAGGTAAGCTATCAAACATCTCTACTTATCGATACAGTCCTGATGCATCACCTATTTCATTAGGAACTACGATTGCATTCTTAGACAACGCTGGTGTTAAAGCCAGATTCTTTGAAATGTTTGACGTACGGCGTGAAGGTGAACCGCAAATTATAGAACAAACAAAAAGTGTTCCTGCATTACTTCCAAACGACATTGATGTAATATCAAACAGCAGGGAAAACAATACTGTATTTTTTGTAAAGACAGGTGCTGCTGACATCTATGGATATAGATACTACAACACTGGAGATAGACGAGTACAATCTGCTTGGTTTAAATGGACTTTACCTCATAACATTGAATACTGTTTTGTTCTGGACGACTCTTTTTACGTAGTGTCTTCTGACTTTAAATTATTAGAACTTGTGCTACAAAACAAAGATACACTTAGAACTGTGTCTGGTGATGATTTCTACGGAACAAACAGTTCCTTTGATTATCGTATCCACCTTGACTCGTCTAGGTCTATCACTGCTGGTTCTTACGATGCTAGTACAGGTGAGACTACTGTTACGTGGTCAAACGCTGTAGGTACTGGTACGGCTGCTGTGGTTAATACAACTACAGGTGCTGTGTATGTGCAAGCTTCTAAATCAGGTAGTACATATAAATTTAATGGTGACTTCAACGGTCAAACAGTAGTTATTGGATTCTTGTTTGACATGTCAGTAGAACTTCCTAAATTGTTTCTCAAAAAGAAATCAAACGATATTGTTGTAGCAGACACTAGAGCTGCACTGACCATCCAACGTGTTAACTTTAGGTTTGGACCTGTTGGTCAGATCGACGTTGAGCTAAAACGTTTAGGTAAATCTTCATTTACTAATACTTTTGATGCTGCATTTCTTGATTCTTATGATGCAGGAGAAGCACCATTTGTTGCTGAACATACGCACTCTGTTCCTGTATATGAACGGAATCATAATTGTAATGTTATTCTTAAGTCCACACACCCTGGCCCAGCAAGCGTCCGCTCCTTGACTTGGGAGGGTGACTATACCCAAATGTTCCACCGACGTGTCTAAGTACATTCACAAGCTTACACCGCAGGTTGCCTATGAGGTAGCCTGCAACCTTTTACCAGAAGATCGTAAAGAGGTTGAGGAAGGTCATGGACATGATCCAAAAATCATCCTACCTATAGGTGCTAAAACACACAACGCTGTTTACTTTAATGTACCTAATGGAGATCTTGCTGGCTGTGCAGGGGTAAACAAACAAGGCGCTATTTGGATGCTTTGTACTCCTGCCATTCATAAATATCCAATTACTTTCGCCAGAGAAGCGAAACGCTATGTAGAAGGTCGGTCAGAAAAACTTCTCTGGAACATAGTTGACAAGCGAAACACCACCCATCTAAAGCTTCTCAAATTCTTAGGTTTTAAGTTCTTACGCGAGTTAGAGCATGGACCTAACAAACTAACCTTTATAGAATTTTGCCGTGTGCGCTGAACCCGTAACCATGTTGATGGGGGCAAGCCAAATGGTTGGGGCCATTGCAGGTCATAACAACCAGGTTGCTCAAGTTGACGCTCAAAACAGAAACATTTTATCAGGATATAACCAACGAAAAGCAGCATACGAAAAAAGCAACCTAGATAGGGTTGGTTTGTATGCAGCTAAGCTGATTGACGTAGACATCGGTCAAGACGAAGCCGCACTGTCTGCTAGAAAAGCGGAGTCACAAGTTGATTTAGAGGAAGACATGGCACTTCGTGCTATCCTGGCACAAGACGAAGAACTGCAACTAAAACAAATGCAGGCTATGAGCTTTGCTAACGAAGGCGGTAGAGCTAGGAGCTACGGTGTTAACCAGGCTCGTTTAGCTAGCCGTCAACGTGGTAAGCTAGATGCAGCCGCTGATGAGTTAGCTATCCAATCATACATTAACAAGCGACAAGCCCGTCAGAAGGGCGACAAGGCTCGCTTAGATCTTTACCGTAATGTCAACCAAGGGGCTGGTGTTGCTGGTCCTGCTCCAGATGTTCCTGAGTACTTAGATTATCCTAGCCCTATTGGTGCTATTGCTGGTGTAGCTATGGGCGCACTGTCTGTTGCTTCTGGCGCTGGTGCATTTAGTAATCTTGGCAGCGGAGCCGGAGCCGGAGCCAGTGAGATTATAAACCCAGGAGTGGCTAACATTAACGCAAATAACATCGTTACCCCACAAGGTTTGACTAACTTTAACCCCTACGTTGGCTAAGAATGCAATCGTACTATGTACCAAGTAATTACACATGAGTTACGCACAACAATTTTCAGACCAAACACAATCTTATAATGCTGGTCTGAACTCTTACTTTGCAAGCGTACAGGCTAATTATGAAACTGAAGTAGCTAACGCTGGACGTGTTGGTGATGACTTAACGGCTTTTGCTGAACTAGGTCAAACAGTAGCAGGTAAGCTTGAAGAACGTAAGAACTATCTAATCAAACAATCAAAACTTAAATACTATAACGCTGCACGTGAATTGGTAGCTACTGGTCAGTTTGATCTTCCTAGTGGTGAGTCACCAGAAGAAAAAGAAGAGTTTAATCTTCGTATTAATCAGGCCATCAAAGCACGGCAAGAGGGAAAACCTGTTGAGTTTGGACACAAACTGCTAAACATTGGTAAACATGACCGTCGTCATTTCCAACAAGGACTTATTGCTGATGTTGCTGCTCAGCAAGATACCCTTATGAGGCAAATCATCAAGGATGAAAAACTTCCTACTGGAACTGAACGTGAATTAGCTGGCAGCATGTCCACTGCTTTTACTAAGTTTATGGACCAAAACCTCATGAACTTTGATGAGCGTGTTGTTTTTTCAGCTATGCCTAACTTTAGCAAAACTATGCAAAAAGTTAAGCAAAGCTACACCTCTGCTAATAATATTCGTAACTCAGAATTTACGTTACAACGTACTAAAGCTGAGTTTGGGCTTGGTATAACTGACTACGGTCAGGCATTAAAACTGCTACAGACAGTGGTCAACCCTAAAAACGGTAAGCCTTACACAAGTGCTGACGCAAATAAAATTATGGTTGACCACCTAAAAAACTTAGCAGGTCAAGGTGCTTTGTCTCGTGAGGTTGAAAATAGGTATTTTAGCACTAAGCCTGAATGGAGTCCCGACAGGACTTTGGCAGAGCTAAAGCCTGAGTTGTACAATGAGATACAAGCTCTTAAGATTGATTATCAATCTAGCAAAGCTGACACTGTTACTAAACAAGCTGCACGTCAAGCAAGGGCTGATGCTGATGCAATCATGGGTGACTATTACAGCAAGCTTGAGGCAGGAAAACGTCCTACTGATGCTTGGCAAGAGCTACAGCTTGACAAATGGCGGCAAAAGCATGTTGGTCAAAATGAAGACTGGCTTGCTACTTTGATCACCCAAGAAGAGTTTACACAGCTTGAAAAGTTTGAGAACGCTGAAGGCATTGCTGAGCGTGATAGTTATATCATTGATACTCATCCTGATCTAAAGGGTCTTACTACTAATCAACGCAATGCTTTGTCTCCGTTTATCAAAAGTGAAACTGAAGTAAAAGCAATTGATAAAGAAAAAAAATTTGCTGAACAACGTATTGATGCTAAGATCAAAACAGTACCTGAAAGTTATGGTACAAATACAAAAGAATTTACGGAGCGAGGCATTGTTATCAGACAAAACGCTTTGCGTGAATTAGATCGACAAATTGCAATAAGAGTAGGTAAAGGTGAAAGCTACCAAGATGCTATCCAAAACGCTGCACAAGACATTGTAGATACTGTAATTACCGTTGATGAAAAAGGAAGAAGCGTACCTAACCCTCAGTTTGATAAATATACTAACAACAGGGTTGATACAAGCGCTTTTAGACAAAACCTTTCCACACTTGGTCATGCTATGCAGGACACCCCGTTTGACTCTTTAACGCCTGGTCAATACAAAGTACCACAAGATCTAGCTAAGCATCTAGAACGACAAGCTAAAGGTTTGGAAAAAGAAGATCATCCTCTTGTTAAGTCTTTAGCTGAGCTTAATCCTAGGATGTCTAGGCAAGATGTCAAACGTTGGATGCATAAAAACCTTAGTACTCCCTACAAACCACAACCTCTTGATGAAGCGATGGAACAAATATCGTACGCTAACCCTACATTACGTGACGTTTATACAGGAAGCCCTGCTGCAATTACTCGGATGCAGATTAAAAGTGGTAATACAATGCTGACTTTTAATCACCCTGAAACTGTGCATCCTGCTTTACGTGCTAGTGCGGAAGACCCTTACTACCATGGTATCGGTATAAACGAAGGCAACCTAGATCAAGCAGGACGTCCTACCGTAAATTATGGTGGACATCTAGATCCTGGTGACAACGCTCAAAACTTTGGTATTTTTAGTGCATCTAACTCTAGGCAGTCATCTCAATTTAAGACTCCACAAGAAGCAGATGCATATCACAAAGCCCGTTTAGAAACAGTTAGACAACAATATCGTCCTATATTGGCAAGCTACGGTGTACCAATAACTACTGACGATTATCATTTGTTTATGTTTAACGTTTTGGATCTACACATTCAATCCCCCGCTGCTGTTCCTGATTTTGTACGTAGTTTAAAAACTGTTATTGGTCTTGGATTACGTGATGAAGAGCTAGTTGAAGCGGTAGGCTATCAACGTGCTAGATCTTATATTAATCCAAAAACAGGTAAACTTGAAACGTCCTTCAAAAGTTTTGAGGACTTACAACGTGACCAAACAGATCGGGCTGGTACTATTTTATCAGGACAAAGAGGTGTGAGAACACGGGGTACTTATTCACTTTAATTAAACTATGGAACAAGATTACTCTACGGAGGATATTGTCGAAGCACGTCTAAACCAAATAGACGAACACTTAAACACAGAAACACAAGCTGATGAAGTAGCTGTTGAAGATCTACCAGACTTACCTCAAGTAGAACCTGCTATTGAGCCACCAGAAGACGTTAAAGTTAGAGGTGCTGAAATTGCTCCTCCAGAAAATTACCAACCTGGTGATGTTCCCTATCATTTAATTGGTCAAGAACCTCCTGATAAAAATGACGTTGGACGTCAATTGGTAGAGTCTTTAGACAAACCAGCAGAAGAGTATGGTTTAAAAGAAAATATTCTTGAAGGTTCGATGGCTCTTGTACAGGGTCATCTTACTGGATTACGGTCTTTAACAACTTTAAAAGAACGTTATGAAGACATGTTGGCCGGCGAAAACGTTGGCGGTAAAGAATATACTCCTGAATGGGATCCTTTACAAAATATTAGTACTCCTATTTTAAAATCAAAATGGGGGCCTTATCTTGAAAACGTTGCTCACTATAGCACTATTGGTGCACCGATGGCTGTTACTGGCTTAGGTCCATTAGCTGTAACTGGTTTATCTGCTGCTATGTCAGACAAGTCACAGCAAGCTGATACAGATCTTATAAGCGGACTCCAAGCACTTATGCCTTTTCTCAACGACGTTCCGTTGATTAGAGACCTAGATGTAGAAGACATCGATCATCCGCTGCTAAAAACAGCTAAGCACATGCTGCAAGAGATGGGTATAGTTTTTGGGTTGAATAAAGCTATTGAAGCTTTGTTTCCCGGTAACCCTAAACTCAAAGATCTTCATGCTGCTGAACAAGCTGACATGGACCGTCAAATTGGTGAAATGGCTATTGAACAGGTACGTGTACGAGATTTAGGTCCTACACCACTTGGGCAAATAGCTGGTCAAGGTGATGTGCCTAGACTGCCTCCTGCAGAATTCCAAGGTTATGCTAACAAACCTGTTGCTGAATTACACCAAGGCAATGCATCTCCTACAGGCAAACCTAGTAAAGTGCTAGACCAGCTTAACCGCATTGACAAAGAAAACATTACTAATGGCACTACTGATCCTATTTTTACCCGTGCTCAAACACGTCGCATGGCTAACGAAAACGGAATGGGTGCTGACGAGATGCGTGACATTGCTCAAGACCTTATGTCTAGTGAGCGTTATGCTGATCTTGTAGAAGAAGCTACCACAGCACGTAAAACTGTATCTGAAGTGTTCGAGCCTTCTTACAGACGGATGCAACAGATCATTGGTCACGATGCAATGAAATTGCCTCCAGAAGAATATTACAAACTTATTCTAGATGATGCTCCGATGCAAACAGGTGCAGGCCCTGCTACCGGTAATATTGCTTCTATTTCTAGCGAAAACGTTGTGGTTACCGACCTGGTGGTCAGTCACTTGCTTAAGCAAGCACAGACTCAAGCTAAAGCTGCTCGTGAAATTATGGAGTACGCTGATATTTGGGCTATCGATGGTCCGATGACTGGAATACGTGACAACATTGTATTTGGCTTAGGACAAGCACGCCGTGCTCGTAAACTTGCATCTTACAATCTTTCCAAGTTACGCCAAAAAGATGGTCCACTTAAATTTAATTCTCCTGATCTTACCCCTGAAGAGTTTGTTAGAAACCTTGATGAAGATTTTGCAAGCACACGTGCAAATATTGACTTTTTCTTTCAAGTTGTAGAAGAGATGGGAGATCCAGATCTTAACAAAGCTATTGTTGACATATTCTCTTCTTCAGAAAACACTCGCAACTGGCTTGACCTTGAAGCTTACATGCGTAAAAAAGTACGTGGTGGTGATTTTGTAGTATCTACTAAAGGAGATTTACGTAAAAAATCTGGCGCTTTGATTCGTGAAATGCAAGGCGTGTGGATGAACAGCGCACTAAACAGCCCTAAGACTCCTCAACGTGCTATGATTGGTACGGCTGAACTTACGTTTTTCCGTGCTCTTAGCCGTATGATGGGTGCTCATGCCCGTAAACTTGTAGGTGCTGGTGATGAAGCAGGGTTTGATGCTATTGAAGCTACCGCTGAGTTTGCAGCATTTTTTGAAGCATTGCCTGATGCTTGGAAAATTTTCGCTTCTCGTACTAAACAAAATTATAGTAATGGTGGTTCTTACAGCAGCCGATTCCAGCGTTATAACAAAGATGAATTTAACTGGGATTGGGCAGATAAGTTTTACAGCCAACGTGGTAGTAAAGCTGACAAAGCTTGGTATAATACATCTAAAGCGTTTAGGTGGTTTAACTCATCTACCAAAATTCCTGCACTTATATCGTCTTATGCACCCCGTATAATGGGACCAATGGATGAAGGTTGGACATTTGTTGCTGCTAAAATGCGTTCAAAAGGTTTAGCATATCGTGCTGCTTTAGAGGAGCAAGCACGTGGTAGCTTGGCTGAAATTACACCTGAAGTAATAAAACGTGCTGATGAATTATATTTTAATAAGTTATTAGACTCTGAGGGTAACATTGATATATTTAAAGATCCTTATCTTGCTAAACGTGTGCAAGAAAACACTCTTACAACACCACTAGAAGGTATTCCAAAAGGGTTACAGTCGTTCATGAACAGTCATCCTATTCTTGGCCGAATGATGGCATTTGCTACCCCTGGATTTAACGATATTAAACTCAACTTAGATAACATCCCTCTTACTGGTGCTGCTTTTGGTGAGCAAAAAGCTATTCTTAAAGCTACACCAGAAAATTGGCAAGAAACAGTTGGACGTTACGGTATTAAAAACCTTGGAGATTTAGAAGCTGCAAAAAGTGATGTAGTGGGTCGTCAAATTATCGGCACTATGGTTGCCATGAAATATGCTCATGATTATCTACAAGGAGCAGCATCTGGTGGGGGTGACATCGACCCAGCTCAAGAACGTGCTTTAAGAGCAGCAGGTGCAAGAACAGATCAAATAAGAGTAGGTCCTGTCGGTATTCCTATCAGCTTAATACAAACTCATCATCTTATGCTTAGATTAATGTCTGTTATAGGTGATAATGCACACAAGATGGGAACTGAGTGGGTTGATAGTGCACATGTTAAGCTTATTGCTGCACTGGCTGATGCTATTACCAGCAGTTCTATGTTAAGTCAATTAAACGACTTAATTGATCTTATTACTTTTCAACCTGATGCTAGTGTTGGACGTGTTATTGCAAGTCAAGTCAATACACAATTTCCTTATGGTGGGTCGCGGAATGATCTTGGAAACGTGCTAAATCCTTATTTAAAAGAAATTAACGCGGACATTATATCTTCTGTTTTAAACCGTAACAAATTTCTTGGAAGTGTTGGTGGGGAAAACAATCCGTTTGAGTTACCTGATAAAACAAACATTCTTAACGGTAACAAACTAAATCAACAACCACCTTTTATCAAATTTTTTAACGCTGTATCTGCTGTACCTTTAGACCTTAGTAGTGAGTCTAAAGCTTTAGATTTATTGCTAGATTCTAATTACAACATGCGTACGTTGACTTTTAATTCTCCTGATGGTATTTCTTTACAGGATAATCCTGACGTTCGAGCTGCATATCAAAAAGCTATCGGTGATTGGAGAGGCAGTAAACCAGGTGAGAGTGGAAAGAGCATTGAAGAAATATTAAACATGTATGCTGAACGGGAAGAAGTACAAAATTCTATTCGCATGATGAAAACAGAAGTCGGTTATTTAACTAAATTTAACGCTGTGTTTGGAGATAAAAAAGCTCAACAATTACTTAAACGTGACCCTATGAAGTACACTCACAACAAACTTATTCATAGTTTGTTTAACCGTGCTCGTAACGAGGCTTGGCAAAGCCTAGGTGACCGTGAAGACGTACAACAACTAGAGGCTGAAGCACAAGACCTTAGAGCAGCAGAATACCAAATGGGATTACTCCAACCCGTCCTTGACTTTAACAATCCATGACTATTAGAACTCCAAACAACTCTTACTATGTAAGCGGTGCTTCGGGCGGGCAGAACCACACACTCCCGTTTGGTGCGGACCGCTTTGAAGACGACGACCTTTTTGTGTATGTATGGAATGCAGGCACAGAAGCTTGGGACAAAAAAACAGTAACAACCCATTACACTGTTAGCTCAACACAGGTATCATTTACTTCTAGCCACATTCCTAGCACGCGGGTCATTGTACTGCGTAAAACTGATGTAGACGAAGATCATCCTAAGTCTGATTTTGTAGCAGGTGCATCCATCAAAGCACAAGATCTCGACAACAACCAGATCCAAGCATTACGTGGTATTAAAGAACTGCGTGATCAAAAGTTATCGGCAGTTCCATCTATTGCGGAAGACGGTACTCCGTCAAACCCTAAAATGTATGTCAATCTTGACATGAATGGCTATAAGGTTATTAACCAACCTGCCGGCTATATCACATCAACTGACATTTTTGATGGCACCATTGTTACAGCAGATTTAGCAAATAGTTCTGTTACTGATAATAAACTAGCTTCAGACGCAGTAACTACTGACAAGATTAATGACGCAGCAGTAACTACTGCAAAGCTGGCAAACAACTCTGTTACCTCAGCCAAGATTGCTGACGGTGGTATTGCTACTGCTGACCTTGCAAATGACGCTGTTACCAGTGCCAAGATCGAAGACAATGCAGTCATCGAATCTAAGATTACTAATGGTGCTGTAACAACCAACAAGATTGCTGACAACAATGTCACGACTGCAAAGATACTTGACGCGAATGTCACCACTGCAAAGATTGCCGATGCGAATGTCACCACCGATAAGGTGGCTGACTCTGCGGTAACTACGGCAAAGATTGCAGGTGATGCAGTCACCAGCGCAAAGCTGGCTGATTCTGCTGTGACCTCGGCCAAGATTGCTGATGGCACGATCAGCAGTGCTGACATCGGTGATGGTCAGGTGGCTACGGCCAAGCTGGCTACTGGTTCAGTAATCGAAGCCAAGATTGCTAACGATGCAGTCACGAACTCGAAAATTGCTGCTGGAGCTGTAACTCAGCTTGAACTGGCTTTGAGTGCTGTCACTACAGATAAGATCGCTGACGATGCGGTTACATCAGCAAAAATTGCTGATGATGCTGTTGTTACTGCTGCTATTGCTGATAATGCCATCACTTCTGCACAGATCGCTGCCAACGCTGTTGGGGCTACTGAGTTAGCTAATAATGCAGTCGATGGTCCTGCTATTGCTAACAATGCTGTTGGTTCTGACAAGATTGTTGACGGCAACATTACTACGGCCAAGCTGGCTACTGGTTCTGTAACCTCCGGTAAGATTGCCAATCTTGGTGTTACTACTGGAAAGATTGCTAATAACGCTGTAACCGTTGACAAAATCAACGATGGTGAAATTACAGTCGCTAAGATGGATGGTGCTGCTGTTGTTATTAACAGCGAGCAAGCTGCAAGTACTCCTAACGACACGTCGTTCTTTACGACCTCTGCAAGTGACGGTCGCTACTTCCGACAGGACAGCACTGAGACTATTAGCTCTGGTGTGGCCTGGTCTGGAAGCGATACGAAAATTGCAACTACTGGAGCCATTGATGCACGTATTGTTGACCTTGTGGAAGAGGTTGGTGGATTCGTTCCTATTGCTAACGAGACCAGTTTTCCGGCTCTTAACCCTGATGTTAATAACGGTGCAGGTACTATCGTCAGCGTTTCGGCTATTGGTACATCTCGTACTCCTAGCTCGGGATCAGTCACGATTGCCAACGGAGCAGGATCAGGAAACACAGTAACTATTACTGGTGTTGGTTCTCAGGTGCTTACCGCTGGTTTTGGCATGTTGGTCGAAACAACCGGAACACTACATACATATGCGTTCCATCGTCTGTCGGCTCCTGCCACCAACGTAAACACAGTCGCGACAAACATCACCTCGGTTAATACTGCTGCGGTAAACATCAATAGTGTTGCTAACTTTGCTGATGTCTATCAGGTAAGTGCACAAGACCCCACAACTCGTGGAACTGGCGGAAACGTTGTAGAGGGTGACCTGTATTACAACACTGCTCAGAACGTCATGAAGGCGTACAACGGTAGTTCGTTTGACAAGATCACTCCTGACGGGTCACAGCTAAATGACATCGCCATTGTTGCTAATGACATGTCTACTGTCAGTGACTTAGGTTCTGTAGGTGACGCTCTACTGTCTGGTCAGACTGGTGGTGCATTGGAGATTTGTGGAGATAATATCTCTGATATTCAGGCTGTAGAGAACTCTATTGCTAACGTCAACATTGTTGCCGGTAATACTACCAACGTAAATACTGTTGCTGGTATCTCTGCAAACGTAACGACTGTTGCTGGTGTTGCAGCGAATGTAACTACCGTTGCTGGTAATAACTCTAACGTAACTGCCGTAGCTGGTAACGCTACTAACATCAATACTGTTGCTGGTAATAACGCTAACGTAACTAAGGTTGGTGTTATTGATAGTGATGTCACTGATGTTGCTGCTATCGACAGTAATGTAACTACGGTTGCCGGTATAGCTAGCAATGTCACTACTGTCGCTGGCGTATCTGCAAATGTCACTACTGTTGCTGGTATTTCTGGCAACGTGACTGCTGTTGCTAACAGTAATGCCAACGTTACTACTGTTGCTGGGTCTATCAGTAACGTCAACACGGTTGCGACCGGTATAGCAGACGTAAATCGTTATGCAAATGAATATGTCATTCAAGCCGGTATTCCTAGCAGCCCGTCTGCTGGCGACCTTTGGTACAACACCAGTGGAAACACGCTGAACTACTACAGCGGTTCAGCCTTTGTGGGCATTGCTCCAGGTATTTCTTCTGTCTCTAATGACAGCAGCCCTATCCTTGGTGGCAATTTAAACGCAAATAACAGGGACATTACAAATGGGGGTACATTTACTGCTGCCTCGTTTGTTGGTGCACTTACTGGCAATTCAACTGGTCTTAGCGGTACTCCGAATATCACTGTCGGAACTGTTGACGGTTCAAATCTTTCTATCGACTTCGGCACTCTCTAATAATGGCAAAACTACTTAAACTTCGACGCGGAACCACCTCTCAGCACAGCTCATTTACAGGTGCCGAAGGTGAACTAACAGTCGATACAACTAAAGACACAGCCGTCGTACATGACGGATCTACAGCGGGCGGTCGTCCGCTTCTAAGAGAAGACCTCGACAACATGCCTGCCTCCGGTGTGAGTGCAGGTACTTATGGTTCAAGCTCTGCTATTCCTGCACTTACGGTTGACGCAAAGGGTCGAGTAACTGGGGCTACTACCACTGCAATCGACAGCACTGCTATCACTAATGGCACGTCAAACGTGTCAGTGGCATCTAACGCTGACATTACTTTTACCCGTAGTGGTACAGAAAGATTCCGTGTCGATAGCAGTGGCGGAAGGTTGCTTGATGGCAACAAAATGCAGTTTGGAGATGCTAACGACCTCCAGATTTATCACAATGGAACTAATACTTACCTAGACAACAATACAGGTGGTATTATTATACGAAATAATGTTGATGCAGACGTAGGCGGTGATATTTATATCCAGGCTAAGTCTGGAGAAAATAGTATTGCATGTTATGATGATTCTACTGTAGAACTTTACTACGACAACTCCAAGAAATTTGAAACCACTAATGTTGGTGTTGCCGTAACAGGAAACATCACACTATCAGGAACAGTTGACGGTAGAGATGTAGCTGCTGACGGTACTAAATTAGACAGTATTGAAGCTTCAGCTACTGCTGACCAATCTGCTGCTGAAATCCTTACTGCAATTAAAACAGTTGATGGTAGTGGTTCTGGTCTAGATGCTGATTTGCTTGATGGTCAGTCTTCTGCTTACTACCGCGATGCAAGCAACCTGAATGCAGGCACAATCTCTGCATCACGACTACCAACAATCAACTCTGTGCCTACTGGTGCAATCTTCTTGTGGTCTGGTGCTGCTAACTCCCTTCCTACTGGTTATGTCTTGTGTAATGGAAGTAATAGCACCCCTAACCTTCAGAACCGTTTTGTTATAGGTGCTGGTGATAGCTATGCAGTTGATGCAACTGGCGGTGCTACTACCGTAACTTTGGCGACTGCTAACCTGCCAAGTCATACGCACTCGACTGGCAACCACACACACAGTGTTGGTAACCACAGTCACAACGTTAATAACCACACCCACAGTTTCGGCAATCATAGTCATAACGTAAATAACCATACGCACTCGACGCCGAATCATAACCACAATATGAATAGCCACACACACAGTACCAACAATACTGGTGGTCATACTCATAACACTACGTTCTACAGCTTTGAAAACAATTATCCAAACCAGAATGGCGTTCCTGTAAGGTACTCAGCTAATCACCAGGCTGGTAATTTCGCTACGAGTAGTACAGGTAACCACTCACACAACACTAACTCTGGTACTTCAAACACCAACGCAAGTGGTGGTGGAAATACTGGTAACTCTGCGCCTAGTACCAGCAACACAGGCGGTGGAACTACTGGTAACACTGCTCCAAGTACCTCTAATGCAGGTGCCCTAACTTCCGGCGCTACAAGTGCAGGAACTACTGGGGGAACTGGTAGTGGGTCTGCTGTTAATAAGCTACCTCCCTACTATGCACTGTGTTACATCATGAAGACCTGATAAAAAACTACTCTTTTTGTACGAAACAAGACGTGTCTCAGTCAATGGTTTTGACTAAGCGCGTCTATTGTTCTCAACCAGAGTTGTTTGTAGAAAGCCTTACACGGTTGCAATCTGAGGATTTTAATCGTGTAAAAATCCCCTTATTTGATTTTAAAATTAAAGACAATATTTTGACTATAGAAGTTGAGTACATCAAAGGTTATGCCATTGGTACTTGCTCTACGTTTCGCAAAACGATTTTAGAAGACGTTGTTCAACGTGATTCTGAATGGACTTTTGACGATTACATGTTCCACAATTTTGTTATACCGACGAGTCTAGACAGTGTATATGCCGTTGACTTGCTTTCATATAGACATTTCCCTGACATGAATGTACGTCATTCTCGTTGGTTCCAACAAAGAAACCCCCACACTCTACGATCCCTTTTCCACCATGAAATTTTTGGCCCGCAACCTGTTTACTGAAAGCATTCTCCAACTTCCTAATCAACTAACGCGAGAGTTCTGTAAATCTTGCATTGAAAAATACGAAACAGATTTACGTAAAACAAGCGGTCGAACGGCTGCTGGTCACGATGTAAAAGTAAAACAATCTACTGATCTAATGATTTCTCAGTTAGATGACTGGCATATCGAAGATGATACATTTAATGAAGCTCTTTCAAATGGATTGGAAAAGTATAATGCTCATATGAGGAAAGTTTTTTCTGAACATATGGCTGGCGATTTTTCTGCTGGTTTTGACACAGGGTATCAGATCCAACGTACTACTCCAGGTGGTTTTTATGACTGGCACCACGATGCATGTGATACTCGGTATTTAACTTTCATCTTTTATCTTAACGACATTAAACATAAGGGTTACACGGAATTTATTGATGGAACACGTGTCCAGCCTAAAGCTGGAAAATTGTTGATATTTCCTGCAACAAACCAGTATGTACATCGTGGTGTTGCTCCTAAAAATGAGGTTAAGTATTTAATGACTGGTTGGATTTATAGCCGACTTTCAGGCGACCCTCAGGTCATGGATTCTTCTAACGAATACAAGGATATGAAACAAAGAATTGTTGATTTAGAAGCCTGCCTTCCTGAAAATAATCATCATGAAGAGCACATTGGTGGTCATACTCCGCCAGAAGGTGATATTGCTAATTCATACGGACACTCCTAATTTTTTAATATGACTATTTCTACAACTTGGTCTATAGCTCAATGCAACCGCGAGGTATCTACAGGAAAGATTCTACAGGTTGAAGCTCAATGTGTTGCTACAGATTCTGAAGAGCCAACTATTGATGATGGCAAAACTCAACTTGCAGGCGTTTGTTCTGTAACTGTTGATTTTCTGGGCGAAGTGACTATTGCTTATGATGACGTTACACAAGATGATGTGATTGGCTGGGTCAAATCACAACTGGGTGAAGATTCAGTTGCTGGTTTTGAAACAGCAGCACAAGAGCTTCTTACGAGCCAATCCCGTAAAACTTCCCTTGGCCTTCCTTGGGTCACCGACTAATACACCTAATCTTTTTTATTATGATCACCCTTATCCGTCCTATCCTTTTCTCTTTTCTACAGTCTCAAAAAGTTAAGCTACTCATTGTAGATATGCTGACCAAACTGGCTGAATCTACTGATAACGATGTAGATGATAAAGCCGTGGAATTCATCCGTAACGGTCTATTCCCTGCTAAGCCTCTGGACTAATGGACTTAGGTGAGCCACCTGTACTTCCGTATATACGGCTCCCTGAGGCATTGTCATTACCACGTCCAGTACTTGACATACCACGAGCGGAACTACCTTATTACAAGCCGCTTGTGGTGCCTCCTAGCGACCTCAGGCCACCTCCGGGCGTCAAAGGAACTACAGAATCCGACAAAGAGAAACCTAAACCTAAACCTCCCCCGGTAAAACTACCGGACATACCTCAAGACACACGAGAGATAGACATTCCATTTACGGATGTCACGATGCCCCTCCCGTCTAACGAAATACTTGTCACGGCTGGTACTACTGCCACCGTGTCTGTTGCAGCCACCCTTACAGCAACAGCAGTCTTTAAATGGACTGTAACTGCTTTGAAGCCAATACTTAAACAGACAT